GTCGAAGCTATCAGCGAAGAGGGTGTGTTCGAAGGGTATGCAAGTCTATTCAATACTGTTGATTTGACGAAGGACATGGTTGTTAAAGGGGCCTTCGCAAAAGGATTGAGACAAAAATCACCTCTCAACATAAAAATGCTCTACCAGCACAACCCAAGTGAACCCATAGGCATCTGGCAAACCATAAAAGAAGATCAAAAAGGTCTTTACGTTCAAGGGAAATTGCTCAAAGAAATTCGGCGCGGCAAAGAAGCTTTAGCGTTGATGAAACAAGGGGCACTAGATGGCCTTTCTATCGGGTATAAAACAATACGCTCAAGGCAGACCAATAGCAACAAGGCGGCTAAGAGAAGCGGTGCCATAAGAGAATTGCTAGAAATCGATCTTTATGAAATTTCCATTGTGACATTTCCAATGCACCCTGATGCAAGAGTTCAAAAAGTAAAAACTCTCCCAATTAGAAATGGTCTCCCCACCATCAGAGAATTCGAAAGGTGGCTTATGCGTGATGCAGGCTTCACCCGAAAGCAAGCCCAAACGGCAATAGCCAAGGGCTTTAAAACACTAGCTCTCACGCGCGATGCTGAGGCTGAACAGAGCAGTTTAACAAGGAGAACCCTGAAGTTAAATTCTCATCTTTCCCTAACTGAAAAGTTAAAACAAGCCACACAACAATTTACCAAACAATGAGGAACATATGACTGAACAAACCCCTCCCAAACACTATGAAACCAAAGCAGACCCCCTTGGGTCTGATGCTGAAATTAATTCTGCATTTGATCAATTTATGAATGCCTTTGACGAATTCAAACAGACCAATGACACGCGCTTAGATGAACTTGAGCAAAAAATGAGTGTTGATGTTCTGACAGAAGAAAAACTAAGCCGTATTAATCAGGCACTTGAAGATAATCAAAATCAAATGGATGCTCTTTTATTAAAATCAAGCCGTCCATCACTGAATGGTTCAAAGGAAAGTTCTTTCCTCTCAACCAAACATCACACTGCGTTTAATAATTATATGCGCAAGGGTGATGCGACAAAATTAAGAGATATTGAAACCAAAGCGCTTTCAATCACCTCAGATCCTGATGGTGGCTACCTCGTGCCAGATGAAACTGAAAAAGCTGTGATGACATCCCTTAAAGATGTCTCGCCAATCAGAGCAATTGCTGGGAACAGACAAGTGAGTGGCACTGTTTATAAAAAACCATTTTCAATTTCAGGCCCAGGTACGGGCTGGGTAGGAGAAACAGCCGCAAGACCAGAGACAACATCACCAAGTCTTGCAGAACTCAGCTTCCCTACAATGGAACTTTACGCCATGCCAGCAGCAACGAGTAATTTGCTAGATGATAGCGCTGTAAACATCGATGAATGGATTGCTGAAGAAGTTCAAACAGCGTTCGCTGAGCAAGAAACAGCGGCATTTGTAAATGGCGATGGTGTGAATAAACCTCGTGGTTTTCTAGATTATACTGCAGTTGCAGAAAGCAGTTGGAGTTGGGGTAATATGGGATATCTGGCAACAGGAGTTGATGGCGATTTTGCTGCAAGTGACCCAAGCGATACTCTAATTGATTTAATCTACACTGTTAAATCCGCTTATCGAGCAAACTCAAAATGGGTGCTGTCACGTTCAACACAAGCAGAAATTCGCAAAATCAAAGATGCTGATGGCAATTACATCTGGCAGCCAGCTAACAGACCTGGCGAGCAACCATCATTACTAGGTTATCCGGTAACAGAAGTTGAGGATATGCCAGCGATTGGCTCTGATAGCCTCTCCATTGCATTTGGTGACTTTAATCGTGGTTATCTAATTGTTGATCGCTTAGGCCTCCGTGTTCTCAGAGATCCATATAGTTCAAAACCATATGTTCTCTTTTACACAACCAAACGAGTAGGTGGCGGTGTGCAAGATTTTGACGCTATTAAATTCCTTAAATTTGGTACTTCGTAAGTCGGCATTTCTTAAAAGAAAGAGCTCGAATAAAACAAAATAATGGTAGCTGTTTTCTCCCCCAAACATTGCCATTAGAGCCTGGCACTTTTGCCCCTCCCTCATAAAGTGCCAGGTTCATTTTAAATAAGACAATTCCTTTTAGAAAAAATCGATAATAATTTTGGAGTAAAAAAATGGCGCTTCAATTACGGGCAGGCCCTGCCCAAGAGCCAGTTAGTTTAGAAGAAGCTAAAACTTTTATGAGACTGGATGGCACACAAGATGATGTTCTGGTTTCAACTCTCATTACCGCGGCTCGGATTCATATTGAAACGACAATAGGAAAAGTCCTAATTACAGAAAACTGGTCCTTCTTTTTAGATAAATGGCCAAAATCTAAAACAATTTATTTCCCACTAGATCCAATCCAGGAAATTGAAGAAATCAGGTTTCATAATTTGGTAGATAGTTACACAGTTATTGATGGTGAAGATTATTCAATTGATCTTGTCTCAAGCAACCCAAGGCTTCTCTTCAATGGAACAAAACCAACAGCTCCATCAAAGAAGTTAAACCAATTAGAAATTCGCTTTGTCGCTGGGTATGGCGATACACCAGCTGATGTTCCAAGTGATTTAAAACAGGCGTTACTAATGCTGGCTGCTCATTGGTTCGAGCAAAGAGACCCAATTGCTTTTGGTGGGTCTTTTGCCGAAATTCCTCGAACAATAGAGGCCCTTTTAAGTAATTATAAAAAATATAAGGTCCAGTAAATGAAAAATACAAGCATCAATGAATTGAGACATTTTCTCAAACTAGAGCGCCCAGAACTAACAACTGATGGTTACGGTGGCAGCGAAAGGTTATGGGTTAACGTTACAGATCTATGGGCAAAGGTAGAACCTCTATCAACAAGAGAAACGCTTTCAAAAGATCAGGTGGAAAGTGAAATCACCCATAGAATTATCATACGTTATCGAACGGATGTTCTGCCTGAAATGCGTCTGCGGAAAGAGGGGCGCGTATTTGAAATTATTGGCGTTCTAAATGAAATGGAACGCAACCGTTGGCTTCAGTTGGAATGTAAAGAGAAACAGTTGTGAAAATAAAAACCACGAATAGTTTTTCTCAAAATATAAATTTGCTTGATGAAAATTTTTTGTCTTTGCAGCTTCAAGAAGAAATTTTAAGTAGAGCGGCCTCAGCTTTACGCGAAGAAATTATTCATGAAATCAATCAATCGACATTAGATGAACAAGCAAGCCAAGAATTAATAAGCTCAATAGAAATTGAAACAATCAGTCCAGAAAAATTGGTTTTAAAGATTAAAAACCAAAACATAAAGAATACTGAATACGGC